TGGAAAGGTGCGCAAGAGTCCCTTGACCGCTTTGACCAGTTATTTGAGAAGGTTATTGAGGTCAAGAATGACCTTGATTTAAACCTAAACGAAAGTGTTATTGATGAGACATATAAAAAACTTATCAGTAGCGTATCAAAAGAAATCGCAGAGTTTGCCTTAAATGAGGCAGATAAGAGATTTGAGAACATGTTAAACGAAGTTGGTGGTGCTGGTAACTGGGGCACACAGCAACTTACAGACAAATATAAACTAGACACACCAGGTCAAGAACCTGGTAAGTTCGCAACTATGAAAGTATTAAAATTGAATAATAAAATGAGAAAAGAAGAAAAACCTTCACCTTTGGATCCAAGAAATCAAAATCCAGGTCCTATTGGTGGTGACAGAGTAGGAGACGAAGCTGGTATGCCTAAAGGTCCTGGTTTCGGTGATAACCAAAGTTTAGATTTCACTGGTGTAAATGGTAATAAACAGATTGACCGTTGGATGGTGAAAGAAGAAACACGAAGAAGGTTCAAGGCAAAGTATGGTGCCTTGGCGGATAAGAAACTTAAAGAAACTGCCGAACGCCTGAAGAGAGAAAGTTTGGATGATCCATTCTCCGGTACGATGGCTTCGGCATCTGCTACACTAGGTAATGATGATGTCCGTACCAATACAGTTGGTGCTGAGGATGAAAAAACATCATTATTTAAAAAACAGAAAAAGAAAAAATACAGGTATACTAAATAGTAGGAACACTTTATATTATCCGACTAGGACAACTTTCAAAGGAAACCACAATGTTTGAGAACAAATTCAATTCAAAGAAAGCAGACCCTTTGGTGGAAGCCGCCAAAGCCGCTATGGAATTAGGTCAAAAGCGCCGCGAAGCAATTGCTGCCGTCAACGAAGAGTTCGGTGTTTATAATCGCAACGCAGTTGTCCGTGAGAATCTTGCCGCATATGATGCTCGTATTGAGGAAGTATATCAAGGTATGATGGCAGGTAATCTTACAGAAGAACTTTCTTCAAAACAGAAAAAGATGGCTGCTCTTGGTGGTAATCCAAAGAAGATTGATGCACCAGACCTTGCTAAACTCCGTAAGGGTGCAAAGATTGATGAGAAAAAGGGTTGCTACGAAGAAAAGAAACTTGCTGATAAAGACTACGACCATGACGGCAAGATTGAGTCTCCAAAAGACGAAGTATGGGGTTCACGCCTTCGTGCCGCTAAACTAGCAGGCAAGTTGAAAGAAGGTCTTACGGTTGAACCTAAAGACACAACTGACTATTCCGGTTATAAAGGTGGTGGTACATATGATCCTGATGATGATGCCAAGGCATCTAGCCAATCCAGAACAAAAGAACAAGGTACAACTCCTACAAAAGCATCTATGAAAGAAGCAAAATTGGATGAAATCTCAAAAGAAAAACTCGGTCGTTATATCAAGACCGCACATTATCGCGGTGGTTCTGCCGATTTTAGACATGGTATGATCCATGGTCGTGAACTTGTATCACGCAAGAAAAGCAAAGGTGATCAGGCTGATGCTAAAGAGTTGGCTAGAACATCTAAGAAAAGAGAAAAAGGTATTGACATGGCTACCGATAAACTAACCGGTAAGGCTAAGGTTCATGCTAAAGAAGAACATATTAATGAGGCAGCATACTCAGCAAAGGCTGCAAGAGCAGGTAAAGACATCGGCAAACCAGGTAAATCATTCAAAATGATTGCTAAGAAGGCTGGTGAACGTTATGGTTCGGAGGAAAAAGGTAAGAAGGTAGCAGGTGCTATTCTTGCTAAAATCCGTGCAAAGCATATGAAAGAAGATAACATAGAAGAAATGGTTGTTAAACCTTCGGATATAAAATCAGGTGAAACACTAGGTCAAGCAATGAATAGACTTCAAGGCAAGACTGCTATCAAAGGTGGTAAGAATGATCCATCTTCAGCAAACTTTGCTGGTCCTAAACCATCTACACCAGCACCAGCACCAAAGCCATCTGCTGCATCAAATAGCATGGATAGCACATCAACTTGGAAGTCTCCGTCACAACCATCACAATCAGACACAATTGCTGCATCTGGTGCTCCAAAAGCAACTGCTGCATCAAATAGCATGGATAGCACATCAACACCTACATCAACACCAAAAGCATCTACACCAACACCTACTCCTGTAGCTGCACAAAAACCATCAGGTGCAGATGCTAAACCAGTTACATCTCCAGTTTCTGGTCCCGGACCATCAATGACGAAAAAGAATACTGCTGCATCAAATAGCATGGACGCAGTAAACGAATCCGTCCAAGTTGGTACAAACAGATATAGGATCGTCTAATGAATAGACCTCCACAAAAAGGAGCAAAAGAACAAGGCAGCGGGTCTCTCGGTGCCTTAGAACATCGTTATGGTTCATCCAAAAAGTTGGCACAGGAAGCAACTAAGGTTGCCTTGCAGAAAGCGACTGATCAAAAGATGCTAAACCCTGGCAAAACTGCCACAGGTCAACTTGCGGATCCAATTGCGTTAGACCCTGTTAAAGCAGGGATGCAATCACAAACATATAGCTAAATAAACCTATCACAGAGAAGGAAAACTAAAATGCCATTATGGGGAACAGTAGACAACGCTGCTAATTCAGATTTTGCGGCAGTCATTCAAATGGGTATGCCAGTAAATGCTGCTAATGCTGCATTAGTATTTGAGAACGTAACAGCAGGTGCGGTTGGTCCGCATCTTAATCCAAACGTCATTTATGGTCAGTTTGGTGTAAGTGCTGGTGAGATGGCTGCTAATCCAGCAGGCCATGGATTCCATGCAGGTTGGGTCCTTCGTAAAGAAGGTACAGGTGGACGCGCAGGTCGTGTTACATATGAAACACTTGTAGCAACAAACTCAATCACATCCGATGGAGCAGATAATACCTGGTTCCCAGAATATCTTCTATCAGTCTCAACACAACCAACAAGCAACACATTAAACGTTAAATCTCTATTGACATTTACTGTCGCTGCTACATCTACACCATCAGGTGCTCCGCTTGTTTATCACTGGCAGGTTAACACTGGTTCTTCATGGGCCAATGTTGCTAACGTCAATGGTACATATGTAAATAATACATCACCAACATTCTCTGCTAATAACCTACTTGCTAATGGTAACGTATTCCGTTGCTTGGTAACAGCAGCTGGAGCAAACGCAGTAACATCAACAAGCGCAACAATCCTATACGTAGTCTAATAAAGAAGGATAAACCACTATGAAAAGTTTTAAGTCATTTATTAGTGAGGAAGTCCTTCCAACTGCAAGAGTAGAGGATGGAAATTTTAATCTTGAAAACGACGCCGTTCGTGATCAGATTAACTCCATACTTGCTGGAATCACAAGTCATTCACACATCACACCTTACATTACACTACGTAAGGTTTCCAAAGCTCTTGCCTATTTCAGCATTATTTTACCAAAGAGAACATTCTTAGATGGTAATAAAGGTGTTGAAGTTTATGAACTAAAACAGTTTGGTGACCGTATGGGTATGACCGATCAAGGTGAGTTTGTTCGTGAAGTTCCAGTTCAGTTTTACTTGTTCTTTCAATATTTACAGATTATGGGTAAGTTTATGGTTGTTGCTAAGGTTGTTGATAAAGCAGAACTAGACAAGATGCTTGATACATCTGAAATGACTATGAAAGAATGTTGGGATAAAGTAACAAAAAGTCAAAGAGATGCACCTCGTGATGAAATCCAGACAGACGGTAACAATGGTACAGTAAGCACCAAGAAGGCCATGGATACATCAGAAAGAACAAAAGATAAGAAACTTGCTAATGGTGAGTTAGATAAAGAATGGCCTGCTGTTGTCAAGGAAGATAACCTTGATGAAGTTTCTCTCGGTAAACTTGTTCGTTATAAAAATGAACGAGAAGGAGATGTAAAGGCAACTAACATCTCAGCATCTCATTCAGAACGTGAAGCATCCGGCCATAAAGCAACTGGCGATAAGAAAAAGCACAAAGAATGGTCAGATGAAGCAAAGTGGCTAAGAGGTAAGCAAGATAAGATGAAAGCAGGTATTGCTCTTGCCGACAGAAAGATGAAAGGCAAAGCAAAAGTAAATGCTTCTATGCCTAAACATCCTTACATGGAAGAAACCATTGATGAGGCTGATTATAAGTCTTCCTATGCTTATAAGAAGATGAAAACAAAAGTTGCTACAAAGGTTAAGCAAGGTCTTGGTATTGGTAAAGAAAAGACTAATACTATTCTCGTAACCAACAAGGGTGATCCAAAGGCTTCTACAGGTGGCGGAGTTCATCGTATTCCACGAGATAAATACGATCCATCAAAACATAACATGGCGTCAGAATAAAATGTAATGATAAATGATTTATGTGATGATAACTTTCTTATCTATGCTATAAAATCTTATGATCGTCCTCATATACTTCAATCAGAGTTTGAGGACGATCTAAAGAGAATTAAATATGTAAAGAGATTATTGAAAAAGTATAGACAAACTGGTGAGTTCAAAGAACGTTTAGTTCTAAACCATGTTATTGTTCTTGCTAATGTATTTGGTGTTGAAGCAACCGTCAATATGTTATTCTTTAAAGTTGACGTTGAAGATTATCCTCTCCTCAAAACTATTCTTATATTTCTTAACTATTTACCTAAAAAAATAAGTGTCACGTTTAATAAATACCAAGTTAGACAAGAAGAAATACCAGTCAATCTGGAAATAGCAAAGGTATTAAGGAATCTACAATGAAGAGAGTTTACGAAGACGGTGTAGGAGCACCAACCAATAATGCAGGTGCTGGTGGTATAGCAGGTATTGGTGTAGGTCCGCAAGGCGAGCCAGGTGTATCACCTGAGACACAAAAGAAAAGATACGGTAAGACCAAGTCACCTTTGCTATTTCCTGATATGATGAAACGCACAATACCAAGTTTGGTTAAAGAAGAAACCTTCGCAGGCGCAGTAGTCTTTGAGGTATCTTCACATGTGTTTCATACCGCAAAGATGGAAAAGCGTAAACATAAGACATGGCGTAAGTATCTAGAAGAGGACGATTGCCTCGCAGAGATTAGAGAATATGCTAATAAGAATCCAGGCAAACCTATAGTATTGAGAAACCAGAATACAGGAGAAATGACATATGCCAGGTACGGTAACAAACTCAAAGTGTAAAGAACTTTTTCCACACGAAGATGTTCTTAATCTAAATAAGTTCTTCGGGGATCCATCTGGTAAAAATGGCGATGTGGATCCCAAATGGTTTAAGGATAATATCGTAAAGTGGACTCCACCTTACCCGATGTTCTTTAATGCCAGTGGCCAGCAGTTCAAGACAATGAAACTACACAAGAAAGTAGTTGATGTCTATACTGCCGCATTTACTGAGGTGCTAGAACACTTTGGTAAAGACAACATTAAGAAATTACACCTCGATCAGTCAGGCGGTTCATATAACTACCGTCTAATGCGTGGCGGTTCTAGATTATCGGTTCATTCATGGGGTATAGCCATTGATATGGACCCAGCAAGAAATCCTTGGCCATCTGCATGGCATGAAGGTATGCTGAACCACGATTTCGCAGATATATTGGAGAAGCACGGATTGTGGTGGCGCGGTAGACCCGGCGATAACGACCCGATGCATTTTCAGGCTGCTTGGAGATACTAATTCGCATTTGTCGCCCCGGTCCTGTGAGGGCGACAATTTATAGGATGGAGGTTTAAACAGGAGAAAGAAACCAAAAATGTTAAAACACGACCACAACCATAACGACGAGATTGGCGATGATGGAGGTGGATTCAATGTTCTAAATTTCTTACCACATGCTATTACAGCTTTAATTGCCGTGTGTGGTATAGGTGTATCACTATTGTGGACCATTAGTGACCTTAAAGTTGGAGATATGGAACTTAAAACAAAAGTGACCTATCTTGAGTCCAGAGTCCAACATATTGAAGATTACCTCGGTCAAAGAAAAGAATTGACTGATAATGACCGTAAAAGTCTTTGGGACGAGGTAAATGACATTAAGCAGTCCTTACAAAATATAGAACAACAACACAAAAAGGAACTGCCACCAAGAAAGTAGTTGACACAGAGCCAACTACCAAGTATAATAAAAAACTTCGTTATGATTATGGTGGAATATGTCCTTATACATAGATAAAAAATATGTTTCCCTCCTTTCGCCCAAGTTGAGAAACTTCAAGCAGAGGGGGGAATTTTTATGGAATTTTTCTTGTCCCGTATGTGGAGATTCCAGAAAGGACAAACTAAAGGCCCGTGGATACATCTATAAGAAGAAGGAACACCTCTTCTTTATGTGTCACAATTGCCATACCTCAACCACATTTCAAAAGTTCCTCAAAGATGAAGATCCGATGTTATATCGTGATTTTGTATTGGACTCGTTTGTTCAATCTAACACAACCAACACCGTTGTGGATGTCAAGGATTTCGTCTCCAAACCAGTCTTTAAAGAACAACCTAAGTCCCTACTATACAGTGATGCCGTTCGTGTTAATGGATTGAATCCTTATCATCCGGCTAGAAAATACCTAGAAGATAGGAAAGTTCCTATTGATGATATGTGGTATGCGGAAGACTTTGCAGAGTTTGTTTCTGTCATATTTCCTGCATACTCAAAACCGCTATATAAGGAACCTCGTATAATTATTCCATTCTATCACAAAGACGGACATCTACTAGGTATACAGGGGAGAGCAATTGACACACGTTCAAAAATCAAGTATATCACAATCAAAAGCGACGAAGAAAACCCCAAAATTTTTGGTTGGAATAATCTTAACCTTGATATGCCTATATATGTTGTTGAGGGACCCATCGACAGTCTTTTCCTTAATAATTCTTTGGCTACTATGGATGCAGCACTGTTTAATGCTCCTAACATTGTAGGTCTTGACAAAGATTACAGATTTGTGTATGATAATGAACCTAGAAACAAACAGATTGTTTCTAATATGCGGAAAACCATTGACTTGGGTTATAAGATTTGTATCTGGCCCAATACTGTGAAAGAAAAAGATATAAACGAAATGATCTTGGCAGGAACACCTTCTGCCTTCATCCAACACATTATAGATATAAACACATACGATGGTATAATGGCTACGATGAAATTAAACCAGTGGAGCAAATTATGACAGATCCAGTTGACCCTAATACACTCAAAGGTAAAGACCGACCACTATATGTTAAAAAGGTTCTTATGGACCTCGGATGGACCGATTTTCAGGCTGCTGCCATGTGCGGTCAGTTTATGCAGGAATCTTATACAGACCTTCGT